ATATCCGTTTGGTGTGGAAACTACAATTACCTTACCCCCTGTGGATAAGGATGCCATACAAGCTGCCCAGAAATCACTGTCAGCTTCGATAAACGCCGCCTCATCAAATACAAGAATAGTGGGGGTAAATCCACGTAGTGCATCTTTTGAGGTTGCAACCGCTTTTACCTCAGATCCGTTAGTTAATTTGTAGTGTCTTTGTGAATTCTTTTCCACCGCAAAACCTGCACCAACCCAATTAGGCCATTGATCAACAAAAGCTCTAATCTTATTTGCCATCTCCATTGACGTATCAAGTTTGTTGGCAATGATCAATATTTTTTCAGGTTGATTTTTCTTAGCAAAAACTAATCGTTTTGAGATCCATGCTGCGGTTACCGTTGATACACCTGCCTGACGATATTTTAATGCAATATTTTCCTCGAATTCTTCATAATCTTGTAATAATGAAATTTGGTCAGGAAATAATTCTAGTGGTACATACTTTGAAACCGTGTTATCGTAAGTTTGTAGGTATGTTCTTAATGCATATGGAGTGTCTTGTAAACACTTCACATATTCAATCATTACTTGTTCTTTAGTTAAACCCATATCTAATAAATATCAATTAGGGGTTTTTGTTGTAAAGATTACTTCTTTCCTATTGAGAACATTTTACCAATTGGTAAATCCATAGGTGCTTCATCTGAAAACATTGTGAGTTTTTTAGGTCTACGGATAATCATAGAATCTGATTTGGGAGTTTTTTTAGACTTTTTTTTTATTGCCTCAATCAAATCTTTTTTTGTCATCTTTGGGTTGATGTTTGACTCGACCATATCAATAATTTTTTTTTCTAAAAATTTTTGTAAACCTTCATTTGTATTCCCTTTAACTTTTACAGTTTTTTCAGGGTGTTTTTTTTCTGGCATTTTTTTGTATTGTTTTTTTGATGTAGAATCCGAAAATTCTTTCGCCATCTTACACCACTTACAATTTTTACTAGAACACTTATTACAACGTGCCCAAAATAGACCTTGTTGAGCTTTAGATTCGAATTTCTCGTTTAATGTGGATTCTGCCATACCCATCATTGATCTATTATCACTAGAATCATCATCCATACCATCATCCGCCATATCATTAGCATCATGAGGTGCTTCTTGTCCTGTGTAAGTTTGTTCCGCATCTTTACCCAACGCATTACTTGATGTGACATCATCAGTCTCATCTTCAGTCATTTCAGTTTCTTTAACTTGGATATTTTGTCCTTGTAAAGCTGTTGGGTCCTGTAACGCCTGATTCAATTTTTTCTTTTGTTCAGGATCTTTGGTATCATAAACAGTTGTTCTAACTTCAGTTTGTTCTTTATTTTCTTTTTTGAATTTTTCAACAAGAAGTTTAATTTGAGATTCACTTAAATTCGCAACCGTTTTTTCAGATAAACCTTTTTCAATTAAATAAATGACATTTTTATTATTTTTCATAAACAACTTCTTTTTCAAATTGTAATACTATATCTCTTTCATATAGTTTATTTTTAACTTCTTCTTCAGTATCACCAAAATGAAATACTAATCTTTTAATTAAAGAAAAATCGATATCATCAGTTTCTTTTTCCCAACCTAAAGCAATTACATTATCCATAGAATCAATTACGGAAAATACATCTGAATCTTGTACTAATTCAAATGTGATATCTTCATTAACTAAAGTCCCTACTTTTTTTATATACTCCATATCAGGAGGTAACGGATAACCATTTGCCGGTTTCGATTCCCAATTTTCACCAAATACTTCCAAAGTGTCAGAGAAGATAAATTCGTATATATTATCACCTCTAAAGTTTGGTCCCATTCCGTTTATATAAATCAATTGACTCATATGATATCTCCTCTTCTCGTGATTTTAACTTCGTTAATTCCTTCTTTAAAAATTAAGTTTCCTTTATTAGACATACCCATTAATTTAACTCTTGGGTTTTTAGAAATGTAATCTAAAGCGGAATCTAACTGATCTGCAGATTCTGATAATTTAATAACGTTTTCTTTATTTTGTTTGTAAACTAAACTTGTTTTTCTTTCTTGTTTTAGTTTTAACTCTTTTTGATCGTTTTCATTTAATGTGAAATACTTAGATAAAACTTTATCAACTGAAGATTCGTTAAATGTACCGTGTGAGAAAGTATCAACTTGTGGGTATTGGAAGTGTTTTCTACCTTTTCTTCTATCTTTGTGATAATCGTCAACAAGATCGGCTTCATATACTTCTTCAGTTTTTTCACCTTGCATGTTTCTCATTGCCACGTTAGCGTAAGCACCACCCATATAATCTTGGAATGCGTCTGCAATGCTATCATAACCTTCACCCATTTCAGGTTCTGCTGGTGGTTCAGGGGCGACTTCAGGTTCTACAACCTCTTCTTCATCCTCAACTTCCATATCTTCCATTTCCACATTATCTTCATCTTCATCACCACCCTCAAGTTTTGAGATTATTTCTTCGATGTCGTCTTCATCTAAAACATCAACATCAATTGCCGATAAAATAGAATTGATAATATATTTTACGTTTTGTGCGGAAAGTTCTTTTTCCTCTTCGTATGATCTAATTTTTTGGGATAATTTTCCTACAAGGATTTGGATTCTCTTAATGTCTGAAACTTTCTTTTCTCTTGGTTTTTCTTCAACGTCAACATCGACATCCATTTCTTCTCCACCACCAAAGTCTGGCATTTCTTCTTCTGCACCCATATCAGCAGCGGGAACTTCACCCTCAACACCTGTATCAGCAGCGGGAACTTCACCCTCAACACCTGTATCGGCTGATGGGACTTCAGCACCTAAATCACCTGCCGGTGGAACTTCAGCACCTAAATCACCTGCCGGTGGAACTTCAGCACCAACACCTAAATCTCCAGCTGGTGGTATAGGTTCAACAGGAACATCCGCAACAGGTGCAGGTTCCGCAATAGGTTCTTGGGTTTTAGGTTTTTTAGTTTTTAGTATAAACTTTTTTTTTTGCTCACCCAAAAGCGATGTACCTTCTTCGTTTTCGTGAAGAGTATTGATTTCTTTAGTCATCAAGTTCAATCTTTTCAAAGCCTGAGAATATGAAGAGTAATACTTTCTATTTTGCATAGGTTCAATATACTCAGTTTCTGATTCATTGATATTTTGTTTGATAATATATCCTTGTCTTTCTTTTACAATTTCGTAAGAGTTTCCATCTGCCAAAGAAATTTTATATTCAGTAGATTTTGTTTCGTTAACCGATTGTGGGATGTTTTCTTTATAACGTGCAATTTCCATTATACGTCTAAGTTTTTCCATACCCTCAAGTTTCTCACTACCGATAGGTCTTAATCCTGCCATAATTATGTTATTTAATGTGAATTATTTTTTTCTTAATAAATATATCGTAATCTAAGAATATTTTTATTATTAAGTATTTATTGGTTCATAGACAAACCTTTTTCCAAGATCTTGTGTGAAGCCCCTCTTAATTTTTCTAAATATCCATTTCTTCTTAGTATTTTGAATACCAAATTTTCGGATGAGTATTCTCCGTTTTTCTCAAGTCCACAGGTCCTGAACTTTCTTAATTTTTCTTTATATTTTTCAATCAATCCTTTAGCATCTTCAATGTCCTCATCCTCTATATTTTCTAAAACACCATCAATGATGTTCATCCATTGTTGTGCTTTACGTTCAACAGTATCTTTATCGATTTTAGTATCCTCCTTTTCAGGTTTGTGTTGCCATTCATCATATAATAAAGAATATACCCCACTTGAGAAGTGTGCGTCTTCTTCACCCTCAACATATAACTCAGTTTCATAACCAAAAATTTTAATGTCGTGGTTTTTATTAAATAATGCCTTCTTCAACATAAAGAGTTCCTTATATAACTCAAGTTGGGCTGACGGGAATTGATTATAATTTGCGATAATATGAATATCAAAATCAGAATATTTTGACCAATTGTAATTTGCTAAAGAACCTGTTAACACTATGTCGGTAACTATTAAATCTATTTTTAGGTAATCTAAAAATTGATAAGCAATTTCTAATAACCTTTTCCTAACTTCAGGTCTCATTTTCATTTCTTGACCATCAGAATCACCCATGTGTTTCTCATTTGGTATATACCAAATTTTTGGGTTGAGTTCGTCTTGAGGTTTAAAAGATTTAATAATTTCTTTGGTATTCATAACAATAAATACCTACAAACTATAGTTTCGTATATTTGTGTGTTTTAGAAATGTTCTTATTAAAGTAATTTCCTTGTGATTGAGCAGATCTGAATTCAGTATATTTCTGATGTGGTACATCTTCATACTCGTATCTCATACCATTTTTAAATTCTGCAATCATTTTTTTTGTTACAGTATCGTATTCAGTTCTCACTAAATTTGAGGACTCAACTTCATTCAAAATTTTAGTCCCTTGTATTTCTTCTCTCGTAATCGCCATTTGATTTTCTTAATGGAGTTATGTCATCTATATGACTAAGTTTATTTTTAATATAATCCTTAACCTCATTTCCGTCAACATTAAAACCATAATCTTTAATTGTTTGTTCAATTTCCTGAATTAGTGGTTGGAATTGTCTATATAATGTCATTACATCAGATGGGTAATAAGGGGGTTTTTCAACGTCTTCTTGTGTCCATCCTTCTCTTTGAAATACTTCTCTAATTTTGAAATAGATTTTTTCTATCTCTTCAGTTAGTTTCAAGGATTCCGCAAATTTTTTCCATGCTTCCATAACTATAAATATACGAAAAAAAAATCCACCTTTTCAGGTGGATCTTTTTTTATTTGAGAGCCTTAATTTTATCACGATATTCTATCGCCTTTTCAAATTCTTGTTTTTTAATACACTCATCTAATTTAGCCTGTAACTCTGAAATTTTCTCTTTGTTTTGCTCTAAACTTTTGATCTTATCCCTTAACTCTACGGCTTCCTCAAATTCTTGTTTTTCGATGGCAACTTCTAATTTATGTTTTAATAACTCAAGTTCATCACTTTTAGGTTCGTTATTGAATCCTCTTGTCATATACGTATATGAAATAGATCCATCTGGAGACCTAAAAGTTTTTTTATCCCATCCTCTATTATTCATAGGGAAGTTAAACATCTCATCAATCATTCTGTCGAATTCTCTCCAATTAAACATATTTTTTCTTTTTTATTAAAGTTTATTTTTATTTTCCAAAAATTTTTACGAAATTTGTGCCATACCAAATATACTGACATTTTGTCATGTGTAAATAAATTTTTAATTAACTATACTGACAAAATTACAAAATTGGACTTTTTGTTTAATTATTGTTAGTATTTGAAAAAACGGAAAACTATGTTAGAATTTGCAGACGACAACAACAACGAGAAAACTAAAAAGAAAACAGATGGTGGAACTCCTGTACTTGATAATTTCAGTAAGGACTTAAACAAGTTGGCACAAGAGGGTAAATTAGACCCTGTAATTGGTAGGAAAAAAGAAATATTGAGGATTGCTCAAATTCTTTCTCGTAGAAAGAAAAATAACCCAATTATTATTGGTGAACCAGGTGCTGGTAAAACAGCCATTGTAGAAGGATTAGCGATGATGATCCATAATGGTGAATGTCCTAAAAACTTAATGGACAAACGTATCGTATCTTTGGATATGAATTCATTGGTTGCGGGTACAAAGTATCGCGGTCAGTTTGAGGAACGAATGAAGGTTATTATTGAAGAAATCCAATCCACACCTAACATCATTTTATTCATTGATGAAATTCACACTATTGTTGGTGCGGGAAATAGTTCAGGATCATTAGATGCTTCTAATATTTTCAAACCTGCATTATCTCGTGGAGAACTTCAGTGTATCGGTGCGACTACATTAGATGAATACCGAACAAACTTTGAAAAGGATGGGGCGTTAGAACGTAGATTCCAAAAAGTCGTAGTTGACCCATCTTCAAAAGAAGATACATTTGAGATCCTAAAACAAAGTAAGGAAAAGTACGAAGATCACCACAAAGTGACTTATGATGACCAAACTTTATGGACGTTTGTTGAATTGGCAGATCGTTACATTACAGATCGTGAGTTTCCTGATAAAGCGTTTGATATCTTGGATGAGGTTGGTGCGAGAATGCAAATTGACATTAAATTACCTGAAGTTATTGAAAACTTAAAAGAGGAAGCGTTTAAGATCAAACAAGAAAAAATAAACGTAATCAAAAGACAAGATTACGAACAAGCAGCTGAGCTACGTGACCGTGAAAGAAGTATTTTATCCAGACTTGAGGAAGAAAAGAAAAGATTTGAGGATCATTTAAGAAGTAGTAAAAGAACTATTCCTGAAGAATTGGTTTACGAAGTTGTATCAAATATGACCAAAATTCCAATCTCTAATATCAACCTTGATGAGAGAAATAACCTTATCAATTTGAACGATAACTTAAATTCAAAGGTTATTGGTCAAGGAGAAGCGGTTACCAAAATTACCAAAGCAATCCGTAGAAATAGAATGGGTATTAAAGACCCAAATAAACCAATCGGTTCATTCATTTTCTTGGGTTCGACAGGTGTTGGTAAAACATACTTGGCAAAACAATTAGCGAAAGAGATCTTTGGTAGTGAAGATAATATGATCCGTGTGGACATGAGTGAATACCAAGAGAAACACACAATCTCTCGTTTGATTGGTTCACCTCCGGGATATGTTGGTCACGATGAAGGTGGTCAGTTGACAGAACAAGTTAAAAACAAACCTTATTCTGTTGTATTGTTTGATGAGATTGAAAAAGCTCACAAAGACATCTTCTCAACACTTCTTCAGTTGTTAGATGATGGTCATATTACAGATTCATTAGGTCGTAAGATCAACTTTAAGAATTGTTTGATCATTATGACTTCTAACATCGGTGTTAAACGTCTACAAGAGTTCGGAGCTGGTGTTGGATTTAAAACGGGTAAGAGTGATGCAATCAGAGAAGAGGAGAAACGAGAAATCCTTAAAAAAGAATTAAGTAAATTTTTCGCACCTGAGTTCTTGAACCGTATTGATGACGTAATCATCTTCAACTCACTTGAGAAACAACACATTGATGTGATTACAAAATTAGAAGTGGATAAGTTATTGAAGCGAGTTAGTGAGAAGAAATACAATTTCACTTACGAACAGGATCTAATTGATTACATCTCAAAAGTTGGGTTTGATGAAACATTCGGAGCAAGACCAATCAAAAGAGCAATCCAAGATAAAATTGAAGATTTAATTTCTGAAAAGATCTTGAT